GGCGGCTGGGTAGGTGAGGTAACGCCTCGCCCTGAGACTGACACTCCTGAAATTGGCGAGTTAGTTATTCCAGTTCATGAGATCTTTGCTCAGCCTAAAGTTTCTCAGAAGTTTTTAGATGATGCTGGCGTTGACGTAGAAAGCTGGTTACAAGGCAAAGTTACTCGCAAGATTTCACGTACTGAAAACACTGCTTTCATTCGTGGCGACGGTAGCAGAAAGCCTAAAGGCTTGCTTGCATACGCTGATGCTGATGCTTGGCAAACTTACCAGCGCACTCGCATCCAGACTTACACTGCAACCGGCACAGCTGGACAGTTAGACAATGCTGATGACCTTAAGATCTTGCAAAACGGTCTTAAAGAAGAGTATCAAGCTAACTCTATCTGGGGCATGAAACGCGCTACTTTTGGCGATATCATCATTCTAAAAGACAATGACGACCGCTACATTTTTGAAAGCCGCTTCATTAACGAGCGCGATCAAATGGTATTACTCGGTAAAGACGTTGTATTCATGAATGACTTAGACGATGTAGCAGCCGATGCTTTACCTATCGTTTACGGTGATTTCTCTGAAGGTTACACAATTGTTGACCGCATGGGCTTCCGCGTATTACGTGATGATTTGACTGAAAAGCCATTCATTAAGTTTTACACCACTAAGCGTACTGGCGGCGATGTTACAAGCTACGATTCTTGGAATCGTTTACGCATTAACGCTTAACGGGAGATTTAATCATGACTACTAGAGATTTAGTAAACGACGTAGACGTAAACAATCTTCTCGTCGCTACAATCAGCTCTGACACTGACACTTTTGGCGCTGCGGTAGATACTGCAGACTTCGACATGGGTGTTGGCTTCTATGCTCGATTCACTAACTATACTGATGGCGACTATGTTCTATCAGTACAGGACAGCGATGACGGCAGCACTGATTGGCAAGACGTGACAGCTGATAGTTTGCAGATCACAGAAGAGGTTTCCGCCTCTGGCGATCAAACAGTAAAGCAAGGCGCATTTGGTACAAGACGCTTTCAACGTGCTAAGATCACATCAACCAACGTAACAACCGGTGCAGATGTAGCTATTTTGGCAGTTAAAGCAGCTGAGCTTAAACCGACTAATAACACGCCTAACGTATAAATCGGCGTTAAAATGTCATAAAATAAGCGGCTGTAATGGCCGCTTTTTTATTTAGGAGAAAAAAATGTTTAGAGATATAGTAAATCAGCTGGAATCACACATTGTTTACAATCAGCCAATCGTAGCCGACGGTGATACCTTTAGCCTAGAATTTGACACAATCGACTTTGAATCAGGCTTATACTGGAGCGTATTTGTAACCGTTTACAATGATGGCGATTATTTGTTAAGCGCTCAAGAGTCTGACGTAGGCGGCTTTAATCAGTCTGATTGGGATGATGTACCTACCGAGGCTTATTGTAATGAGCAGCCAATCGCAAACTCTGTTACGGGTGCTTTAGATCCTATTCCTATTCTTGGCGTATTCTCTACAAAGCGCTATGTCAGATTGAAAATCACTGCTTCTAACGTAACAAGCGGCGCAAACCTTGCCGGTCTAGTTACTGCTAAAGCTGATTATAGGCCAGATCCAAACTAAGGTGTAAATTATGTATAAAGCAAAAAAAACCATCAAATACGCCGTAAGCAACTACAAAAACACTGTTTTAAGTCTTGTAGAGGGTGAGATTGTAGATTGCTCAAGCTTAAATATGGAAAATATCGAAAGGCTTTTAAAGTTAAACTTAATTGAAAAAGCCGAAGAGAAAAAGCCACAAAAACCAAAGGCCGAAAAGCCAAAGGCAAAGAAAAAGCCAAAAGCTGAAGAAAACAAAGCTTTAGAGGTTGAAAACAAAGAGGATAAGTAATTGGTACACGTTACTAATAGAACTTTCAGAACCGGTGCAAAGCCTTATAAGGTAGTTAATCAGGTTTTACCAGAAGAGCTACCTATAACGCTAGAAGAGCTTAAGTCATGGGCTAAGATATTCAACCCTTTAGAAGATGACAAGCTAATTTCTATCATAAAGGGCGTTACTCTTGAGGCTGAAAGGTACACTCACAGAACCTTTATAATTAAAGAGTTTGAAACCAAAAGGGATATTTTCGGAGACGTTGACGAATCACCTGCGCCCGGTTATCCCCATAAATCAAACCCTATTGTTTTAAGGCGCTCTCCTTTTGTTGACATAGAATCAATAACTTACGTTAAAGACGGCGTAGAGCAAAGCATTCCCTTAATACAAATTGCAGAGAAGAATTGTTACACGCAGATCTTTCCCGATGTCAATGAAAGCTGGCCTAGTTTTGACGAAGGCGTGGTTTATCCGATAACGGTAAATTTCACCGCAACAGGTATGCCAGAAGATTTGAAAATCGCACTTTTAACACATGCTACTTTTATTTATAAGAATCCCGGAGACTGCAATAATGGAAGTTGCTCGTGCGCTTATGCTCCTGCTACTGCCAAGGCGGTTTACGATCAATACCGAATACTTGAATTTAGAGCTTTCTAATGGCTATTTGCCAGAACATAAGATCAAAGCGCAGGAAAGTTTGTATCGGCGATTTAGATCGAGTTATTACTTTAGAAAATAGATCAATTCAGCCGCCTACTGACGCCACTGACTACACGATTTTATTCACTGATGAAACCGCAGGCGGTCAGCTACCTAGCGCTGAGATTTTTGCATTGATTGAAACCGTAACGGGTGAAGAGATATTCGACGGGCATAATATAGGAACCCCAATAACTCACCGTATTTACATCCCATACATTGAAGGGGTAACCGCTGAAACTTGGGTTAAGCTAGAAAACGGCGAAAGGCTCGATATTGCAGACGTCGAAAACCTAGACGAAAGAAACGAATTCTACAAGCTGAGATGTACTTTAACCGGCGACCAATCAAAATCTAACAATTCAATTTGAAATGTTTAGTGTCGATTTCACAAACAGCTCTAAAAATACCCTAGAAAACCTTTCAAGAATAGAATACGACATTGAAAGAGGTATTAGGCAGGGTTGGTTTAATGCCGGTGATGAGCTAACCAAAGAGCTCAACGAGCAGGTTTTAAAAAGGCCGCGCTCTGGCAGGGTTTATGTACGAAGGATAAAGGGCGGCTCAAGAAGGCGTCACATAGCTTCGAGAGCAGGAGAGACACCGGCTAACCGAACTGGAAGGTACAGAAAAGGCAGAGGGTATAAAATCAGAGGATGGCAGCAATTAGAGTTTGGTGTAAAAAATGTGCCTTATGCTGAATACCTAGAGAACGGCACTAGAAAAATGCAGCCTAGACCGGGCGTGAAAAACGCTTACGAAGCCAAAAAGAATCAGATTCAGGCTATAATGGAATCCAAATTGAATAACTTATTTTTAAAATGATAATCGAGCCGATAATTAAGCACCTGCACTCTTGCTTGCCGGTCAAATCGCCATACTTCTCAAGCAGAATACAAGTCGTTTCGGTTAATAAGATTGGCGCGATTGCCACCGTTACAACGGCTACCGATCACGGCTTAAGCGTGGGTAACTTTGTAACTGTTGGCGATGTTTTGTCTCCTATAGAGATAGAATCAGCCGTTGAAACTGCTACAGAAATAGACTTCAAATGCGTAACTCCGCATGATTTAACGCTAAGCCCAACGGCTCCTAAAGATCAAAATCAAATGGTCAGAATCACGGGCAGCTCATTTGATGAAAAATACCTGCTCACAAAAGTCACAAATAGATTCAGATTTACGGTAAAAAAAGATTCGCAACCCGCGTTGCCGGCCAGTGATACGCTTTTCCTGCAGGAACAATCCGCAATAGGCTATAACGGCTTAAAACAGGTAGTAGACGTTCCAAGCAGCACCAGCTTCAAATATGAGCTTGATTTCGATTATCCAGCACCTAACTTTACTGAGGACTCATACATAGCTACAGGCGTTAGGATTTCAGGCGGAATAGACATCGATACCGTCACAGAGTCATACACTAAGCAGCAAGAAGAAGAATTATGGCTTTTTGTAACACCTCAAGATGCCGAGCCTAACAAAGACCGCAGAACGCCGGTCGACGCTCAATCTACACAATCCGTTCAAGGTGATTTCAGGCAGCGCATTATTGACGGCTTTGAGGTTTATATTTTTGTCCCTAATAAGGGCAGCGCACTAACAAATACAAATGGGCGTTTCGCTTGGGATTTGGTGCAGCAGATAAAGCCCGACTTGTTTCAATGCCTTTTAGGGCTAACTTTTGACAGCGGCTTGGCTTGCCAAGGGCAAGAAATAATTACCTACAACGGCGACGGCTTTTTTTCCTACAACGGCTCTTATTATATTCACAGATTTTCATTCCAGAACGTAATCGACATTACGAAAGATGATACTGCAAACGAAGTATTTACAAGGGCTTTCCGTGATATCATGGTAGAACATAAAAACCAATTCTCTGAAATAACCACATATAACTCAGAGATAAACCTAGACGACGAGCCGGAAAGCGTATAAATTACACCAATTGTTTTGCAAGAGTTGAAAAATGCAAGTAAAAATACTAAAACCGTTTCTTAAATACAGTGCAGGGACTATAATTCCTGTTAAGTGCAATGAAAACGGCTTACCTTTGGATAGGTTTTGGCGTAAAAGAATCAAAGATGCCGAGATTGATAATTGCATCGAGATTGTTAAAAGCGCAGAATTGAAAGCTTTAGACAAAGAAAAGGCAAAGGCAAACAGAGAACAAAAGGCAAAATTTGAGGCTAATCAAAAGAAAGCCAAGGCTCTTAAAAAGGAATCAGAAAAAACGGAAACGAAAAATTCACACGCTGAGGAGGCGTAATCATGACACGAGTAGTCTCGGAACCCGAAGTTACACTGGCGCTGATCCCTTCTCAGGGTTCGGTAGGTCTAAAACAACAAAGAATCCTAGTTATTGGACAAAGGAACGGTGGCACCGCTACAAGCGGCCAGCTTGTTTCTGACATTCAAAACGATAACTCATGGGATTCTTTATTTGGCGCAGATTCTCAGATTGCTGGAATGTGTCGAAATGTAAGAAAAGTAAACACTGAAACAAGCTTAGACGCTATCTCACTTTCCGATAATGGATCGGGTGTTGCCGCTGCGGGTCAAGTCTCATTTACTGGAACCTCTACAGCTGCGGGCGTGATTGCTGTAAGTATTGGCTCTGAGTCTGATTTCACTTTTGAAATTCCAGTTGCAGAGGGTGCCACCGATGCCAGCCTTGCAACGCTTTTGGCGGATGCCGTAAACGCATCGACTTCAGCGCCTTTTGACGCAGCAGCAAGTACGGCAGACGTTGACTTAACCGCGGTTAATGCCGGAACAGTCGGCAATTCATTTGCTATTAAGATTGAAGGTCAAATTGATGGCATTACCGTAGCTAGCACAGCCTTTACCGGCGGTTCTATTGACCCTGATTTTACAACCTTGTTCGACGTGATTGAGGATAGACGCTACCAAACTATTATCTGGCCTTATTTTGATGACATCGAAACAATCAAAGATTTTTTAGATTCTCGTTTTAATGTTCAAGATAACGTCTTAGATGGCGTGGCGCATGTCGGCGTTGATGATACTTTTGCTAACCTTTTGGCATTAGGTAACGCCAACAACTCTCAGTCGATAGTAATTAACGGCGATGAATTGATCAGCAGAGACAAATTAAAGGGCGGCTCAATTGTTGAGATACCCTACGCTAAATCAGCTCAAATCGGCGGCATAGACGCTCTCAGGCTAACTGATGGCGCGCTAATTTCTCGCTATGTGATAGGTCGTGGAAGTAAAGACAGATTCGGCGGTATTGCCTTGGCAAGCCTTCCCTATTTCAACACACCATTGCCCTTTTTACCTTTAATGGATGTTCAAGACGGATTTACCCGACAAGAAGTAGAGAACCTTCAAGATGCCGGTGTTTCTACCATTGGAAACAATCGCACAAACACCGACGTTTTGATGGGCGAAATGCTGACCACTTACAAAACAGACGCGGCAAGCAATGAAGACATCACTTGGAAGTTTTTAAACTACGTTAGAACTTCTTCAAATATCCGTGAGTATTTCTTCAACAATTTAAAAGCCAGATTTGCACAAACACGATTGACCGAGGGTAGCTTGATCCCCGGCTATGATATGGCGAATAAAGCCGTTATCGAGGCTTATGTGGGTTCACTTTACCAAGAGCTGGCAAATGTTGTTCTAGTTCAAGACGGCGAAGCTGCTTTACAGTTTTTCAAAGAAAATTTAACAGTAGAGCTTGATCTTTCAACCGGTTCCGTATTCATCTCAATGGTAACGCCAATTGTTACCCAGCTGAGAGCAATACTAGGAACTATCAGAATCGAATTCACTACAGAGGGCTAAGAAAATGGGAACTTTATTAACTGATCCCTCAATCGTAATCAATAACGAAGCAATCTTTATTGCTCCTAACACTGTCGCCTATATGGAAGGCTTCGGTGAAGGCACTGTAGTCAACCAATCTGCAGGAAACGGCGTAATTGATCAGCTAGAATCCGATGACGTTTCTACCCAAATAGGTATGATTAAGTTCTCTGTCTATTCTACGGTTGAGAACATAAACCTAGCACGGAGCTTGAAGGCTAACCGCAATCAAAACGCCATAACTTTGACTGCTACTACGCCGGACGGTCAGACCTTGACTAGAAACTTTGCTCAAATGAAGCTCACCAGCGATTACGAGGTAAACTTGCAATCTGACGGCGTTATTGAGTTAGAATTTAAAGGCAGACGCGCTACAGTCTAATTTTTAATAAAACGAGAGGGTAAACTCTATGGATTTTAAAGATTCATGTGAATTTCATTTGTCTAAGCC